CTGACAAGGCTGAAGCCGAATTAGATGCACGCGTTAAAGCCGCTGTTGCCTCTATCTCTACTGGTGACACAGGTGCTGAGCGCTTGATGGCCGAAGTTGAGAAGCGTTTGGAAAAAGCTGAAGAGTCCAGCAAATCAGTTATCGCTGGTTTAGAGGCTGCTTTAAAAGAGAAAGCTTCTGAAATTGAAGCAATCACAAAGTCTAAAATGTCTTTCCAAGAAGCCAAAGACGGTATGTCTTATGCTGACAAGGAAAAGGCAGTTATGTTGGCTAAAATGGCTGGCAAGTCAATTGACGGTACACGTACTGGTCGTGAATTAGTGCAAAAATACGGTGCTCACGTGCCTTCAGCTACATGGGAACTCGAAGTTTCTTTGAACCTTGAGTCTGAAGTTCGTCGTCGCTTAGTTGTTGCTCCAGTGTTCCGTAACATTGCTATGCAAACCAACGTAATGACAATCCCAGTGAATCCAGAAGCAGGTACTGCTACTTGGGTTACTGACGCTAACTTTGGCGCCGTTCCTGCTACCCTTGGTGCAGCTGGTGCTTCTGCTGGTAACACTGCTACCCACGCTCTCAAAGAAATCACTTTGAATGCATATAAACTCGCTACAAATGAGTATACTGCATATGAAGAAGAGGAAGATTCTTTGTTGGCTTTGATGCCAATCATTCGTGATGGTATGGTTCGTCGTGTTGCTCGCGCCGTTGACAAGGCCTTCTTGTTAGGTGCTGGTTCTGGTTCTGACCCTGTTAAGGGCTTAGCTAACTGGGCTTCCAACACTACCGCTACTGGCAACACAGTTGCTGCTGGTGTAAACGTTGCTAAGTTGCGCACATTGCGTCAAGGTTTAGGTGCTTGGGGTCTGGATCCCGCAGAAGTAGTTTATATCATCAATACTGATGTTTATTACCAGTTGCTGGAAGACACAACCTTCCAAACAATGAACCAAGTTGGTACACAAGCTACATTGTTGACTGGTCAAATCGGTCAAATTGGTGGTAGCCCTGTGTTAGTTTCTGCAGAGTTTGCTTCACCAGGTACTGGTATTGCGGGCGCTATTGCAGTAAACCCAGGTAACTTTATCGTTGGTAACCAGCGCGGTCTCCGTATCGATACCCAAGAATTGGTTGAAACACAGCGTCGCGTTATGGTGGCTAGCCTCCGTACCGGTATGACACGTGTTACTACTAACTTAGGTAACGCTGTTGCAGCACACAAGTACACAGCAACCTGATCTGCTAGTGTAATTGTTAACAAGACCCTCTCGGGGGTCTTGTTTTATAAAGGTATTATGTGCCTTTATAAAACAAGCGAGGTATTTATGGCAACAAATTTAGTAACAAAAGCAGAATACAAAGCTTACATGGGAATTACGAGTGGAAACTCTGATGCAGAAATTGATTTCTTAATACCCAAGGTTAGCGATTTAGTAAAAACGTATTGCCGTCGTACTTTCATTGATTTCTACGACGAGGCCAAAACAGAAATGTTTGATGGTGGCTTTAAACAGATCATCTTAAAAGAAACTCCAGTAGTTACAGTTAATTCAGTTGCATACAGTGCAGATTATGGTAAGACTTATACTAATCTTGTAAAGTTTACAGACTACGTAGTACGTGATGACTATGTACTTAGTTTAAATCCAAACGGATTCCCCGAACAAATTAATGGTTACAAAGTGGTTTATTTCGCAGGATACGAAGCAGTACCTGGAGATTTAAAATTAGCAGTTCTTGATTTAATAGAGTATTACTCAAGAAACAACGGTGCTGTACATAGTACTCGTGATTTAAATCCTAACACAACCCAGATTAGCTATGTAGCTTCTAGCAATTTTCCCGCTTCAATTAAGCGCGTGCTTGATCAGTATATGGCGGACTTTACCTAATGGCAAATAGAAACGTAACCCTTAAAGATTTGATCGATGATTTAGATCCAGGAATACGTAATATATTGTACGAAGAGACTCGTACTACATTGAATAAGAGGCCTCACGTACTAGATATTAGTTACAAGGCTTTACAGGTTAATAACCAACATCACTATGACGAATCGCACTTCAAAGAAATATATAACACTATTATTGAAGTTGTAGGTGAAAAAGCAGCTCGTAAATATAGTTCTATTGAAGAAATTCCACGAAACTATTTTACGGGATCTCAGCCATATATTGTTTATATTGATGGTGGTCCTAGCAAAAGAATGCTAATGGCAAAATCTTTTGATGCTATTAGAAAGTTTATTAGTGACAATGTAACTAACGACGAGAGACTTGCTGGTACACTATTTGGACAACGTGTCAAAAGCAGAAAAGCTGTAAAAAATCGCGCAGGTAAACTAACTGGCGATGAAGAGATAACATATGCCTCAAACGTAGAGCTTGGGCATATTGCTTCTGGTGGTACTGGAGAAGAATTTTTAACAAGTCCTCTCTCCCAAAAGATACTGGGATTAATTGACTACGGCGAAATAAGCGGCAATAGCATGGTAACAAGGTATGCTACTGAGGCTTTAAACAAAGTTTACGGCCTTCAATCAGACGTTCAGTATGCTTTTAAAAACACTGCTCCAGAAGTCTTTGATGGAATAGAGAAAACTTTCGGTAAACTTTACGTAGTAGTTACACTTCATACATTTGATGTAAATCAATCTTTTTCTACAGAAGAAGCTGTAATTTTCCGCGAATTAGAGCGAAAAATAGCTATGTTAGCTAGAGGCCCTCTGGTTGCTAGCTACATGAAAAACATGGTATCTTCTAATACTATTTTAGAAGATATGCAGCAAGCAGTTTTTAATACTTTAAAAACTGGTAAGCCAAATCTTAAAAGACATACTGCTAAGAAGAAAGCTACTGCTAAAAAGCAAGTTACCAAGAAACAGAATTTATTATCAGGACCTGGTGTTACTGGTAAAACTAAAGCGCCAAAACAAACTCCTGAGAACTCTGTGAATTTAATAAGCCTACAAAACTTAATTAATTCTCAACTACAAGATGTTGTAAGCGCAAACATGGGAGACGGCTCTCGAAGAGATTTACTAAATTACAGAACTGGCAGATTTGCTAGTTCTCCACAAGTAAAACGTCTAACAATAAGTAAAGAGGGTATGATAACTGCCTTTTATGACTATATGAGAAATCCCTACGGAACATTTAGTGCTGGAGGCAGGCAAGAGTATCCAAGATCTAGAGATCCTAGGTTATTAATCTCCAAATCAATCAGACAAATTGCCGCTGAAGTAATTAACAATAGATTAAGGGCGGTACTAATATGAGCAGACGAATTAGTATTCTAAAAGCACTAGCAGAAAAATTAAAGACTATCGACGGAACTGGACCATATACTACAAATTTATATGACAATAGTTACGCAAAGCTAAAGTTCTGGGATGAGATCCAGGACTTTCCAGCTGTGTACATGAGCCCAGGTACTGAAATGCGAGAGTATCATCCAGGTGACTTTACTTGGGGTTATATCAACATCAGTATCAAAGCTTACGTTAGGGATCAAGACGATCCCCAATCTAAACTAGAAGAACTACTCCATGACTTAGAAACTTGCATTGATGCAAATCGTGTTTTAGTTTACGACCAAGATAATAATCTGGAAACTACGGAAATTTTAGTTCAGAGTATTATGACCGACGAAGGGCTTTTAGTGCCATATGGTGTTGGTGAAATAAATATACAGGTGCGGTACGCACTATCATAACGTTATATGGCACCGAAACAGATAAATGTCTCGTAGGTGTGCCTTACGTTAAAACTTAAAAAAAGGAATAACTATGGCAGTTAATTTAATTCGTAATAGTAGAGTCTTCTTTACTACAAACGTCGATAGTCAAGGCCGTGTTCGCGCTGGTGCTTACAAAGACGATTCTAATCCATTCTTAGTAACTAACACTTTTGAGATTCAAGTTCTCGAAGGCATGACATTTAGTCAAAATACTACTGTTGATACAGTTACACTCAACGAAGCCGGTGCAACACCTGCTCGTGGTCAGCGTAGTTTTAACACTGCTCTTGAGCCTCTAGACTTTACTTTCTCCACTTATTTACGTCCTTACTTAAATCCAGGTGCTAATGCCGGTGTAGGTACAGATGATTATGTTACTTGTGAAGAAAAGTGGTTGTGGAACGCTTTTGGCGGATCAATCGCAGTTGGTACTACTAATGCTGCTTGGACAGACGGTGCAGTTAATAATGCCGGCCCAGGAACTTTTACAGTAGCTAACTCTAACAAACACCAACTACAAGCTTTTGGTCTTATTGTCGTTTTTGACGATTTAGCTTATGCTCTTGACAATTGCGCTTTAGATACAGCTACTATTGATTTTGGTATTGATGCAATTGCTGCTATTCAGTGGGCTGGAAAAGGTAGTTTGATCCGTCAATTAACACTTACCGCCGGCACGGCTTCAGCTGGTGAAGTTACTTTTGCAGGCGCAGACGTTACTACAACTCCTGGAAATCCCGCCGACAAAGCTTTAGCTAAGAATACAGCCGCTAAATTTATTACAAATAAGTTGACTGTGTTACAAGTTAATGATGATATTAACGATTTTACTGGTAGTGACTATAGTGTGCCAATTACTGGTGGCTCAATTACCATGAGCAACAACTTAACATATTTAACACCTGCTAACTTAGGTGTTGTTAACTTGCCTATTACTTACTTTACTGGTACTCGCAGTATTACAGGTACTTTGACTGCTTATTTACGTAGTGGTAGCAGCAATACTGGTGGTTTGTTAAACTCATTAATCTCTAGCGCAGCTACTGAAATTAATCCCAGCTATGCTATTAACATTCAAATGGGCGGAACAACTGGTACACACGTTGACGTAGGAATTCCTGCAGCTATGTTGCAAATCCCAACAGTTAACACAGAACAAGTTATTAGTACCACATTAACTTTCACTGGACAAGGTTCGACTACAGGTCAAACTCCTGTGTTCGACATTGACCAGGCTAACGAAGTTACAGTTAAGTACTACGCGACAGCTTAAGCTGTACTTTTAACAGCAGGTGCTGGGTTGATCTCCAGCACCTATTTTTAGACTCTAGAAAAATAATATCAAGGAAACCCATGGCACAAGAAATTAGCCTAAAATCATTACTAGTCCCAAGCAAAACAATTGAGGTAGACTACCCAGGATTCTCTGGTTTTAAACTACAGATCAATTATATTAGTCGTGATAATCTAATTAACTTACGTAAAAAGTCAACAAAAACTACTTTTAAAGGTCGTCAGACTCAAGAAGATTTTAACGAAGACTTATTTTTAGAACTTTATGTAGATGCAGCTATTCGTGGCTGGTCTGGTTTAAAATTCAAGTATGTTGATTTGTTAGCACCAGTAGACGTTAGCAAGTTTGATCCTGAAGACGAACTTGGTTACTCAAAAGAGAACGCCTTAATGTTAATTAAGAACTCTACTGATTTTGACAGTTTTGTTAGCGAAAGAGTAAACGACCTGGGAAACTTTGCGACGAGCAACTAACTGAAACAAAACAGCAGTTAGTTAGCTATATGCAAAACGCCACGGTAGCTATGACCAAAGAGCAATATTTTGATATGTGCGAACAACTTGGATCAGAGCCTATTGAAAGCGAAATACCAGTAGAATTTGATGATTTTGCTATGGAGGTTCAACTCGCACTTAGCATTTACAGAATGTTAAGAGATGAGTGGGAATATATGAATGGAAACTATTTAGGTAAAAACTTAAATGGTATCTTTGAACTTTTTGATGTTTATGATGTAGATCCTAAAGATAAAAAGTTCTACCTTGAATTAATTCACATGATTGATTCTACCAGAATTGATGAGATTAGAAACTCTAAACCAACAGAAAAACCCGCTACGTAAAACCTAGCGGGTTTTTTATTGGTAAAAATTTTTTGGTTTGACAAAAGAGTCCTATAATGATATAATGATACCAAACAATTAATTAATTGTTAGTTTAATAGCCTGGGAGAATCTATGGCAGGAGATACAGTAGTTGTTAACGTTGAAATGGCTGACCCAAGTGGTTCAGGAAGAAAACGTGTAGGCGAAGCAAAAGAATATAATCAAGAGATGACAAAAGCTGCCGAGCTAAGTCGCAAGGCAGCAGCACGCTCTGGATATCGTGCCGCAGGTGAAGGCACGGAGTATAATCGCGGCCGTGGTACAATGGGTGCTACAGGAGCAAGCGCACGAGATTTTGCAAAAGAATCACGCGGTCTCGGCGGATTGGTACAAGTATATGCAACAGTTGCAGCTAACCTTTTTGCGGTTACAGCTGCTTTTGGAGCTTTAAAAGATGCAATGAATACCACTAACATGGTTAATGGTATGAATCAGCTTGGCTCCGTTAGCGGAGTAGCTTTGGGTAGTATGGCACAAAAGTTTGTAGAAGCCACAGACGGTGCAGTTAGTTTACGCGAAGCCATGTCAGCAGTAACTAAAGCTAGTTCTGCAGGATTAAGCGGAAAACAAACTTTGGATATTGCCAAAGGAGCAAAACAAGCAGCACAAGTTCTCGGCTTAGATATGACCGACGCAGTTAGTCGCTTAACTCGTGGTATTACTAAATTAGAGCCTGAATTGTTAGATGAATTGGGCTTATATACTAAACTAGGACCGGCTGCAGAAGATTACGCTAGAAGTTTAGGTAAAACTACTGCAAGTTTAACTGATTATGAGCGTCGTCAAGGTTTTGCCGTTGCAGTTTTGGATGAATTAAAGAAAAAATTTGGAGATATTGAATTAGCAGCTAATCCTTGGCAAAAGCTTGAGGCCAGTATTCGTAATTTAGCAACCGCTGGATTAGAGTTAGTCAATAAAGTACTAATACCTATTGCCAATGTTTTAGCTAATAATAGCAACTTGTTAGGTGCAGTATTAGCCGGTTTAGCTTTTAAATTATTAAAAATGGCAGTGCCTGCTTTAGCTAGCTGGCGTGGCGAACTAGTAAAAACAGCAGCAGCGGCAAAGAAAAATGCTGCAGAAATTACAGAAAGTTTTGCTAGTAAAAACGTTGAATCTACAATGGCAAAGTTTAACTTGCCAGCATTACAAAGTAATTTAGATTCAGCCAAAGATAGATACGCAAAAGCAATTGCTGATATTTCACAAATACAAAAAGATCAAAAGTTACGTGATACCAAAACTACAAAAAATATTGCTAGTGGTGTATATGGTGACGACCCTAAAGATTTTACCCGTACTCAGTCGCAGATAAATGAGTTAAACAATAAAGGCACGGTACAAGCTACAGCTTATGCTGAAGCTCTGAAGCGCGCAAAAGATGCTAAGAAAGAAGAATTAAATCTTACTCGTCAAATCAGCAGCGCACAAAATCAAGCCGAAGACGCGTTTCAAAAATCCAATATGAGTGAGGAAGCACGCCGTAGAATTAGCCGCGATGCTGGAGCAAGATCGGAAAGCTTAAGCGCATTAGCAAATGTATCTAAAAATACTACTAAAGGCGGTTTTAGCTTTGGCCTTGCAGAACTTGAAAAAGATCTTAACAAAGCGTCAAATTTAAGTGGCTGGCAAAAATTAAAAACTAAAGCAACAGGTTGGGGTATTGCTGCAGCCACTGAGGTAGGTATATTTATTCGTAGTCTTGGAAGGTTAATGAATGTAATCGGAATCCTAGCTGGAGTAGTAGGTATTTTAGATTATATTTTTAGCAAGAATAGTGCCCAAGTAGCGGAGTTTGATGCACAAGTTAGTCAAAATACAGCCACAGTAGAAAATGCTATAAAAGTATGGGCCAAATATGGAGATACTTTATCACTAGCTGGTCAAATTGCTAAAGGTAATGCTTTGGGACAATTAGCTGAAGATGTAGGAGGGCTAGCAGATAAACTAGAGCGTGCAGACGCAACCGCTGGTTGGTTTGACACGTTTATGGACGGTTTCAAGGTAGCTGTAGGCAAAGGTTTAAAAGCCGATTTTGCAAGTAGTGTAGCTGCCAACTTAGCACAGCAATTAAAATTAATTCCTGAAGGCCCTTTAAAAGCGGCAGCAGAAGAAAGATTAAAAGAAGTATTAAAAGTTGGCAATCTAAGCGAAGCTGCAATGAAAGAGGCTTTAGGAGCTGTTTCTAATAAAGAAATAGTTGCTCGTGGAAGAGAGGCTGAAAAACAGTTGACTGCATTAAGTTCAAAACAAAAACAAACTGCTGTAACTCTTAAAACAGTTGAAGAGGCTGTAAAAAACGCTAACGACAGGTTTAAAGAATTAGGACAATCTTTACAAGCAACTGACCCAGTATCCAAATTTGGTCGGGAGTTAATGACCGTAGGTATGGAAGTTAGTAAGACTTTTACCGATGCTGCAACAACAGTAGGAGCACTAGAGGCATTATTAAATAAAGAAATGGTTGTAGGTTTATTAGGTCCAGGGGCTTTTGAAGAATTAACTAATATTAAAGCAGTTCTACCCGAAATTAGTAAAAATATTGATAAGTTTACTGTAGACATTACTCAGACACAGACAGCTTTAGAAGCTCTTTCTAACATAGACTTAGAAAGCGCCACCCAAGAAACAATTACAGCTATTGATGCAGAAAAAACAAAATTAAGCCAGAGATTAGGCACTCTGACAATTATGTTAGATTCTAATAAGTTAAACTTTCAAGCACTTAACGATCAGTTAAATAAAATCGTTGGTAGTGCTATTAGCAAAGGCTATGCTTTGGTTGAGCGTATGGCAACTGCTGCACAAGCGCAAGCAGCTTTAACAATTAGCAAAAATTTATTATCAGGTTTAAGTGGCCCTGGAATATCTAAAGCAATGGGACAACTTAATATTGAAGATATTAAAATTCAACAAGAACAAAATAGTATTATGACTAGTTTAAATAATACTATGTTACGTGCAAATGCTTTAAAAGAACGTGAATTAGCAGAATCAGGTATAAAAGACTTGCAAGAAAAAGCCAAAAAAGGTCCGTTGACTAATGATGAACTTACAAAACTTAAAAACTTCCAAGGAACTGTAGCAGGAGTAGATATTGTTACTGCCCGAATGGATGCTAATAAAGGAATCTCTAAGCAAGAGATGGAACGCATGACTCCTCAAGCGCAAGCGCAAGCTGCATCGTATGCTACAAGTACTCAGGGTGCGCGTGCAACTAATGCTGCCTTAAGTGCTAAAAAACGTATTGAAGAAAATAACATTGAACTTGGCAGTTTAAAAGAAATCAGAGATGAGCAGCTTAAGTTAGAGCAATCTAATGGTCGTTTAATTGATTTAAAGAAACAACAGCAGGATCTTACTTTAGGCATCTATGAATTTTTAAATGATTCACAGATGGAATCGAAGCTACAATTAGAAACTGATAAACAAGGTAAAGATCAATTACTTGCAAAAAGAAGTTTACAAGACGATATCTATGGTATTGTAGATAGAATAGCAATTGCTCAGCGAAACGAAGATAAAGCTTCCGTAAAAGCTTTAAACGAGTTACGTGATTCAAAATACAAACAAATTGATTTACTAGATGAGCAGCAAACTAAAGAAGGTCAAATTTTAACTATTCAACAAGCTCAAGCAAAAATAGCTAATGAGTATAAGCGAATTAACGCACTTGCACGAGACAGAATTAACTTAGAACAGCTGCAAAGAGATACTGAAATAGATGCTATTAATAATCAGATGGAACTATTAGGTGTACGTGCTCAAGTTCAAATAATGCACCCAGATGAAATAGCTGCTCAAGAGAAATCTTTGAAGATGAATCTGTTATTAAAGCAATCTGAAAATGACAAAGCAAAAGCAAATGAAACTTATGCAAGCACGGTTAGAAAAATTGCTGAAGATGAGAAAACAGCTAAACTAGATGTAGAAAACTACGACAAAGAGTCTTTTGATAGAAGACGTACTAATGCAGATACTTACTGGAACTGGGAGCTTACTCGTATTAATCAAAACAACGACGCAAAGAAAGCAAGTATTGATTTACAATACTCCCTAAACGATCGCATGAAATCTTACGAAGCAACTTTTATTAAGACGTTTGGTGCTATGGCTGATGCTATTGTACAAATGGTAACTACTGGTAAAGGAAGCTTTAAAGACTTGATTAACAGCATGATCGCTGACTTAATTCGTTTTGAATTACAGCAACAAATGATGGCAGTATATAAGGGTAACGGTGTTGGCGGTGTAAAAGGCATATTTAATATGTTCACAGGAATGGGCCGTATTGATAACTCTATTGCTAATTTCACAGCTTCCGGTCAATCTTTGACAAGTGCAAAAGGTAATGTATTTGACGTAGGTTTGATGAAGTTTGCCAAAGGCGGTACATTCACTAATTCTGTTGTTGATTCGCCTACTATGTTTAAGTTTGCACAGGGTGCAGGTGTAATGGGTGAAGCAGGACCAGAAGCTATTATGCCCCTAAAGCGTGATAGCAGCGGTAACCTGGGTGTTCGCTCAGATAGTGGCAGCACAAAAGTTGATGTAGTTGTTAACAACTACTCATCTGAGAAAGCAACTACTACAGAAACAGTTGACTCTAAAGGCAATCGTAAGATTGAAGTTATTGTTGGTGACATGGTTGCTGACCAACTTAGTCGAACAGGCTCTGCTTCTCAACAAGCCTTAACAAGTAGCTACGGACAGCGTCCCTCAATGGTAAGGAGATAATATATGCCAATTGCATGGCCAGCAACATTGCCGCAAGTGCCGCAAAAGGGTTTTCAGGAGACTGTGGGTATTAATATCATCCGCAGTCAAACTGATGCAGGCCCAGCTAAGCAGCGTAGGCGAGCAAGTCGTCCTAATGAAATGACTCTTTCTTTTATTATGACAACCACACAGTGTGATCAACTAGAAACATTTGTTAAAGATACTATCAAAGGTGTAAGTCGTTTTACATTTCCACATCCTAGAAAACTTGGTACTACAGTAGATGCCAGAATTATTCCTGGTGGTAGTGGTGAATTTTTTACACTTCAGTACCTTGCACCAGGTTTTTGGACTACTAGTTTAAAAATGGAAATAATGCCATGAGTCGTTTAACCCGATTGTCTCCACAAGCCATAC